TATAGATGATGTTTTGCTCTAACCGAATGACGTGCCTGAGGTTGATTAAAACTTCAATACCGTCTTCCCGGATAATTGTGAAATATTCGATGGGTTGTTGTCCTGTTACGGAAACAGGCAAGCGAGCGAAACCAACATCGCTTTCGCCATCAACGTAATGAACCAGGACTGCTACCTTGTCGATAACCTTAGCCATTCATGCTCTCCTGTTATCCCGGCCTGTGTACCAGTAGCTGTTTAGTGCCGTACTTATGGATGAATCTATCCATCTTTCGCTCATCCGGAATGACCGGGAATATCTTGCAGACTCTGCGCACGGCCCAGCGGTAAAGCGGAACCCACCACGCTTTCGTGTAGTGGACTTCATAGTGATATTTCATTGAACTGGCCCGCAGTTTTTAACCCATGCCTTGTTGTGCGCCAGAATGTCTTTCTTCGTCTGCCTGTCCAGTACGTCAATATCATGGTCTGTCAGGTAGATGATTCGTACCCAACTACAGGCGGTATCGATGACCTCAGGTTTTGCGGGTAAAGTTTTGGCGCAACTCGCGATCAACATCGTCATCAGGCATACGGTTAACACTCTGCTGAACATCTGCGGCTCCTTTCGATGCTTCAATGCGCTTTTCAGTGACTGCGTTAGTTGCCTGAATGTATTCGTCGATACGCTTAGCTTCAGCCTTCTGCTCCGCGTCTCTTTTGCCACCACTGCGACCGATACCAAAAGCACCCAGCACTGCAAGGACGAACGCCAGCAAGCCAGAGAGGATTAACTCAGTCGTTCCCATCTTTTTTCTCCGGTGGCTTTTGCAGTGTCATGCGAGACAGAACACCGATGACCATCAGGACAATCGCGCCGACACGCATCCAGCTTGAGGGGATTTCCTCCTTCCACTCGGGAGGCAGCTCAAACCAGATAGTAGGCAGAGCACCCAAAGCGACAATGACCTTCGTGGAGTTCCATCGCCACCAGTGACGCCAGTCGTCTACGAGTCGGATTTTCATTTGAGTAATCCTTCGTAGGCTTTCATGTCACCGGTACGCATTACTTCAGCGTGACGCTTTGCGCGGCTGGGGGTTTGTTTCGCCCATAAACTGGATAACATGCCGTTAGCAGCGCCTGAGAAATTGCCGTCAGCAATCATCGCCAGCGTGTTCTTAAATCCTGCCAGGCCATTTACGCCCATCTGATATGCCATGCTGATGAGAATGTCGCGGCGCGGGCCGTTGCATGCTTTGAGTGCGGATACGATTGCCGGGTTGGCGTTCATCTTCAGAATGGTTGTGTTAACGAAGCTCTCTAACCAGACATCACCCACGTTACGTGGCACGGTGAAGGTGTAATTGCTCAGCGCTGCGCCTTTTGGGCCAATCTTTATACCGCAAGCTACTGTCGGATAACCCTCGGTGTCGATGTAGGGTTTCTCTCTGTAACCTTCTTCAAAGTTAAGCAGGGGGATTATTTGACTCATTTCGCCGTTCTCCATACTGCAACTTCCAGGCGTTTTCTTCACGGCGGTCACGCTTTCGCTGGTAATGCAGGTTGATGGCAAAGGTGATCACCGCCAGCACGAAACCACCAAGTGCTAGCCATTCGTTCAATGACATGCTCCCGGCAAGAACTGTTGCTGTAGACGTGGTGTAAGCTGCGGCAGTGGTCGCTTTATCTGCCATGTTTTTCATACCCACCTCCAGTTAAGGAGGACTTGTTCAGATTAAGAATGTTGGAGATAGTCCACTGAACAAATCCGATATACGTTGAATGCGTAATTCATTGATTTGTTCGTGACCGGGATTTACGAGCATTTCAGGCGTGGATTGCGCTAACAATTCATGCCGCTCATTCACGAAGCCCAGCCATAGTGCTGGGTTTTCTTTTTTGTGCTTAGCGCTTATCCAGTAACCGCAGAGGTTCGATGAGGGTATTGAGTTGACGACCGGAGTTTAGATAAGCGCTAACATAAAATGTCGTGATGAGCCGAATGCGGGAGTTATTCGGCTCATTTTTTGATGAGAATAAGGCAATAAAAAAGGCCGCATTAGCGACCTGTTATGATGTTTTTCATTTAGTTACTCAAGGCGGGGATCTGTCAGCGCTTTGAGGCAGCTCTGTTTAATCATTGCCGCAACTTCAAAGAAGCGACCATCTGACTTATCTGAGTGCACCCTTAAGCTTGCGCGCTCCACCCCAGACACCACTATCAAAGATTTTCGCTCGTACCACATCTCAATCGGAATGAATATCCAGTCTCCGCCAGGCTCGCCAGAGTTAACCATCACACCAATGTAGAAAATGAGTTGATAATCCGAACCTGGCTCCAATGCGTGTGGAGGTCTAGGCTCGAAATACCCAGAATCGTTCTTGATACAGGTGCTCGTATATTGAATTTTACGGCCTTCACAATCAATTGTGTAATCATCAGGCAAATTAAGAGAGTCTTTAAACTCTCTAAACAGGTCGATAGCATCAGCCTGTAGTTCTTCTTTTCTCTTTGATTGCTTATCGAGAAGCTCTCTTTTCTTTTCGATCAGCGTGTCATAGCTAATTCGCATCCCCTTCTCCAGATAGTTGGTTTGTGGAATGAACATAGCTAGCACCATTAGAGAAAATATTCAGTGATTTAACTCAATTGCCTGTTGTGCAGATACGAAAAAGCCCCGAGCTATTAACTCAGGGCTTCAAATGACAACGCCACCATCCAGATGGCGGCCTGATTACTCAGGTCTTGGAGAACCTCTCAGCTCTCTACGGTTGGAGTACCAGACGATGCGTCGAAGTTACCAACTAGGCGGAATCGGTGGTGAGAGCCGCCTCTGTTATCTCACCACCCCGCTCTTCGCTTTACGCTCCCGAGCATATCAATAAATATACAGTTACATTTCGCGAAAGCAATAGATTTAGAAAATATTTCTTCTTTAGGCAGCAATTAGAGAATTCTCATTCTCTATCTCACGCTTTAACGCATAAAACATTTCCGCATCCAGTACGTTTTCGCACCACACAACACGCCGTCGACATTGCTGGATGTCCATGCCTGTGACTGAGCTAATCAGCCTGGCAATGTCTTGCGTGCACTTGCGCTCGCAATATTGCTTAATAGCTACATCGCGAACGGGGCTTTCCCTGTGAAGCGTTTTTACCATTACACGCTCAACAAAAGCGGCATCATCTGATTCTTTGGCGAGAGCGATGATGTTGCTTACTGAGGACTGAGGGATAATTATTTCACGGGCTTTACGGTAAAGGTTATCGCCGCGAAGCCCATCTTCCTCATACAGCCGCATGACAACATCCTCGATTTGCTTTGCCTTGTCATCACTCCACTGACTTCGAATCATCAGCCTGCCGATTACGTTAATCGCCCCACCCGGTGAATCATCCCCGGCGTTAACCTTACCCCACACCTGAAGCATGTAGTGTACCCACGCTTTTTGTCGTGAGTTGATGGTTTTCTTTGGGTGCTTCCATACGCGCCGGAAATGGGCGTCTTCTGCAAAATTAACCATGTTGAAAACTGGTGATAGTCTTCTCACGCTGCATCCTCCGGGCCGTCCGGTTTGTTAATCCCCAATCGGTTAATCACCTATCGGCGCATAGCTTCAAGGCGCTGACGAGTTTCCTCGTTGGTTTGTAATGCCTTGTCGATATTGGTGAGCATCTCCCGGTCTTTGTGGCGCTGCTGTGCTGAGTTGATGGGAGTTATAGAGTTCATTGCTGAATCCTCAACGCTGCTTGGAGGTCAGCCTGTGTAATTGCCAGAAGCGTTTCCCGCTGATCGGCTGTGATGTTCCGCATGCCCATAAATACAATGCCCGCAGGAGTCTTTACCGCGGCCACATTCTTCGAGCGGTACCAGTTGAGTAACGCGAGAGTGTTTTGCGTCGTCATGCTGCCTCCCGGATAATTTCGAAGTCGTTCAGATACAGGCCGCCGAAGCTGTAAACGATGCCATCTCTCACATCCTCCAACTTGCAGAATGGGAAGTAATTCAGGAAGAACTCAGCAGCGCGGTCACATTCGTTA